ACGCCTTACAACTTAACTTCTAAAGAATACCTGCAATTTGATGGTGCGGCTTATATCGTTTTAGAAGAGGGCGATAGGATTCAACTTACTACTGAAGCGGCTAGTTCATTCAGTTTTATTGCAACATTTGAGGTTCAGGGAGCGCAACGAACATGACCTACTTAGAACTTGTTAACGATGTGTTAGTGCGCTTGCGTGAAAGCACAGTATCTACTGTTGGCGAAACAACTTATTCTTCTTTGATTGGCAAGTTTGTCAATGATGCCAAGCGTCAGATTGAAGATTCCTACACTTGGAATGCCTTGGCGCAGACAGTCACTATCACCACTAGTTCTGGCGTAAGTTCTTATGCCTTAACAGGTGCTGGTCAGAAGTTTCGTGTTACTGATGCTATCAATACGACTAGCGTTATTACCCTAGATAACATCACTGTTGCGGATATGAACCGCAAGCTCAACTTTGGTACACCTTCACAGTCTATTCCTAGCGAGTTTTGCTATAACGGGGTAGATGGTAGTGGAGACACAAAGATTGACTTGTTTCCCGTTCCTGATGGCGTGTATACATTGTTGTTTGACCTAATCATCCCACAGGCTAATCTGTCTGCTGATGGCACTTCTGTCAAGGTTTTGGACTATTTGGTAACTCAAAGTGCTTATGCTCGTGCTTTGATTGAGCGTGGTGAAGATGGTGGAACAAACTCTACTGAGGCTTATGCTCTGTTTAGAGGGATGCTCTCTGACGCTATTGCGATGGAAAGCACTCGGTATCCTGAAGACAACTTTGTGGCGGTCTAATGGCAGGACAACTACAAAGTTACAGTCTCTCAGCACCAGGCTTTTATGGCCTAAATACTGAAGATTCTCCCCTTGATTTAGGGGCTGGCTTTGCTTTGGTTGCTACCAACTGCATCTTGGATCAATATGGTCGTATTGGTGCGAGAAAAGGTTGGTCAAGGGTTAACTCTTCATCTGGCGATTTGGGTGCTAATGATGTTGGTGTTATCCATGAATTAGTCCAGACTGACGGGACTCTTACAGTTCTGTTTGCTGGCAACAACAAGATATTCAAACTTGGCACTTCTAATGCGGTGACTGAGTTGACCTATGGTGGAGGGGGTACTGCTCCTACTATCACTGCCTCTAATTGGCAAACTGCATCTCTAAATGGGATTGCATACTTCTTCCAAACAGGTCACGATCCACTTATTTATGACCCCGCTATAAGTACAACTACTTATCGCAGAATCTCTGAAAAGTCTGGCTATGTTGCAACTGCTCCGCAAGCCAACATCTGCATCTCAGCATTTGGTCGTTTGTGGGTGGCTAATACATCTACTGATAAAACAACCATTACCTTCTCTGATCTAATTGCAGGTCATGTATGGGGTGGTGGTACTTCAGGCTCATTAGATGTTTCTCGTGTATGGCCTAATGGTGCTGATGAGATTATGGGCTTGGCAGCGCACAATGATTTCTTGTTTATCTTTGGTAAACGACAGATTCTTGTGTATTCTGGTGCTTCTACACCCGCATCTTTAGTTCTGAGCGACACAATTGGTTCTATTGGATGTATTGCTAGAGATACTATTCAAAGCGTTGGTTCTGATGTAATTTTCTTGTCAGACTCAGGTGTTCGTTCGCTGATGAGGACAATCCAAGAGAAGTCTGCACCCCTGAGAGACTTGTCTAAGAATGTTCGTTTTGACCTAAATTCATCTTTGGCAAGCGAAACATTGGCTAATTTGAAGTCTGTTTACTCAGAAAAAGAAGCCTTTTATCTGCTTGTTTTACCCGCATCTTTCCAAGTTTACTGCTTCGATACCAAGCAAACATTGCAAGATGGTGCTTCCCGTGTAACCAAGTGGGACTCAATTGCTCCAACTGCTTTGCGTTCTTTACGTAATGGCGACTTGTACATTGGTAAAAATGGCTATATTGGCAAGTATGGGACTTATCTTGATGACACACTAACGTACCGATTTGCGTACTACACAAACAATGCCGACTTGGGAAACCCCAATCAGATTTCCATCCTGAAAAACATTACTGCCATTGTGATTGGTGGGTCTAATCAATTCTTAACTATCAATTGGGGTTTTGATTATTCTGGTGCTTATCGTGCAGAGAATATCTATATTCCTTCACAGACAAGTTATGAGTATGGAACTGCTGAATACAACATTGCTGAATACACAAGTGGTGTACCAATTAAAACGTTAACAGCGAATGCTTCGGGAGCTGGAAAGATTGTTCAAACAGGATATGAGACAACGATAAATGGCACATCGTTTTCTCTACAAAAGATTGAAATTCAAGCCAAAGATGGCAAAATAGGGTAAGAGGTAAACTATGTCAAATTACACCAAAACAACCAACTTTGCATCAAAAGACAATCTATCACCTGGCAATCCTTTAAAGATTGTTAAGGGTACTGAGATTGATACAGAGTTCAACAACATTCAAACTGCTGTTGGCACTAAAACAGACAATGCTTCTGCCGCAATTACTGGCGGTTCTATTACTGGCATCACCGATCTAGCGGTTGCTGATGGCGGTACAGGTGCTTCTACAGCCGCAGGTGCATTAAATAACCTGTTGCCTACTCAAACAGGTAACGCAAACAAGTATCTCCAAACTGATGGCACTAATGCTACATGGGATGCAGTAAGCCTTTCTACGGCTGATATTACTGGCACTTTGCCCGTAGCAAATGGTGGTACTGGTGTAACTAGCTCTACTGGTACAGGCTCTGTTGTCCTGTCAAACAGTCCTACTTTGGTGACTCCCGCATTGGGAACTCCCGCTTCTGGTACGGCAACTAACCTGACAGGTCTGCCCATTTCAACAGGCGTAAGTGGTTTGGGTACTGGTGTAGCTACTTTCTTGGGTACTCCATCATCTGCTAACTTGGCTTCTGCCGTAACAGATGAAACAGGTTCAGGTGCTTTGGTGTTTGCCAATAGCCCAACCTTAGTCACTCCTGCTCTAGGAACACCATCTGCTTTGGTTGGCACAAACATCACTGGTACTGCCTCAGGTTTGACTGCAGGTAGTGTCACAACTAACGCTAACTTAACAGGTGCAGTTACTTCTGTAGGCAATGCAACATCTTTAGGTTCATTTAGCTCCTCTAACCTTGCGGGTGCTTTGACAGATGAAACAGGTTCAGGATCAGCAGTATTTGCTACATCACCTACTTTGGTGACTCCTATCCTTGGAACACCTACTAGCGCAACTTTAACGAACGCCACAGGGCTTCCAATCTCTACAGGTGTGTCAGGTCTAGGCACTGGCGTAGCAACGGCTCTAGCGGTCAATACAGGCTCTTCTGGTGCTGTTGTGGTCAATGGTGGTGCTTTGGGTACTCCATCGGGCGGTACTGCTACAAACTTAACTGGTTTGCCTTTGTCTACTGGTGTGACGGGAACTCTTCCTGTCGCCAATGGTGGTACAGGACAGACAAGCTACACAGATGGTCAACTGTTGATTGGTAATAGCACAGGAAACACGCTAACCAAAGCGACATTGACTGCGGGAACAAATATCACAATTACCAATGCTGCGGGTGCGATTACGATTGCTGCGGCTGGTGGTGGCGGATCAGGCGATGTTGTTGGCCCTGCATCTTCTACTGATAACGCTTTAGCCCGTTTTGACACAACCACAGGTAAGTTGCTTCAGAACTCTGTTGGCATCTTGAGTGATACAGGTGCTATCTCTGGTTTGACAGACATCTCTGCCTCTGGCTCTGTAACCCTCTCAGGAGGCACAGCCAACGGAGTAACCTATCTCAATGGTTCAAAGGTTCTGACAAGTGGCTCTGCGCTTACTTTTGATGGGACTAATTTTGCTGTTGTTGGTGGAAACGCAACAATTAATAGAAGTACAAACACATCAAGATTAACGCTTGGCGGTTCACCATCTGATAACTGGGAAGGTGACATTCAATTTGTTACTTCAAATACACAAACCAATTGGCGTGTTTCTTCAAACCAAGTTGCTTCTGGTGCGTTTACTATTACACCCTCTACGGCTGGTGGTGGTAGCACATTTACAAGCCCTGCCATATTAATTAATTCGTCAAGCAATGTAGGTATTGGTACAACTTCGCCTGCTGTAAAACTTAATGTTTCTAGTTCAACAACCAATACCGCTAGAATTAGGCTGACTGGAACTGGCTCAACAGCGGGTAATTACAGAGGATATGAGTTTGCTAGTAGTGGTGGTTTTAGTGGCGGTATATTTCAAGATGAAAGCACATCCGCTTTAAGTTTTTGGTCGTCATCTTCTGCAGCAAGCGCAACCCTCGACTCCTCAGGCAATCTAGGCTTGGGAGTTACTCCGAGTGCTTGGGGAAGTAACTGGAAAGGCTTTCAGATTGGTTCTAGAACTACTCTTACAAATTCAAATGGCTCAGACACTATCCTGACTAATAATGGATATAACGATGGCACAAACTGGAAGTATTTATCAACTGCAACTGCAACTGCCTACACGCAAGGCTCTGGCACTCATATTTTTTACAATGCTCCATCAGGCACAGCAGGGAACGCTATCACCTTTACTCAGGCGATGACTCTGGATGCAAGTGGGAATTTGGGTATTGGTACTACAAGTCCTTTGGCAAGGTTTGGTGTTAATGCCACTAATCAAGTAGTAGATTCTTTTGGAATAGCATCTTTTAATACAACAGATACTCAAGCCGCAAATAAAGGTGGCCAGATTACTTTAGGAGGCGTTGTTA